ATATTTATGCAAACATTTTTATAAATAAATTAAATTATAGGATTTAGAACAGGAACTGAACTTAGATTGTCCAGTGTTTCTTTAAGAGAATCTAATTCCATAGATTCAGTGATAGCTTTCTTATCAAAAGTAAAATAGTTTTGTGATGAAGTATTTGCTTTAAACATGATTCTCTTTTGGTCATCATAAAAGAAAACAAAAGCTAAGATGTCACAATGATAATTCTTATAGGTTTCTGATTGTGACCTTGAGTTCTCAGCAGCAAAGACAAATTTATTTTGTTTAGTAGCTCTTCTGCTTTTTACTTGTATAGTATACATACAGCGATTTAGTTCCATACATAAATCAGCAGGATGTTTTTCTTGGGTGGGGAAACAAAAGTCTGCATATTCAAGCAGAAATGTTTGTACTAGGGATTCGCCTAAAGCACCAAGTCTTGAATTAGCTTGATGTTGGTCTGATGTCTTTCTTGGCATTTTGACATAAGGCTAATTGCCTTGAGTTATATGCTGCGCGATTAGGGGTTTGTGTCGCATAACGAGATCGTAAAATCTCTTCAGAAGCACCTAAAAAGTCTCCCATTTCCATCAAAGCTCTTGTCATTCTGAAGTTCATCGATCCTGAGATACCCATTTGAAAGGTTGCATCAATTGAAACCATCTGCGCTTTTAGGGGAAGCTGCCTCCAAACAGGCCACATCTTATCTAAATTTGCTATAACTCTTTTTATATCATTGTCTAACATATACATAGCTTCATCTTCTGATATACCATTGTCATCAAGATTACGCCCAACACCTATTGTATTTCTAGGTGGATTTGCGGTGCATTTGTATAAGTTACATGATAAGCCTTCATGCCTAATTAACATTTTTTTGATATCTTCTAGCATTTTATTTTCCTAATGGTTTATAGATAAAAAAGGCTGATAGTAAACCAGCACCAACTCCTGTTGCTAGAGCTTCAGTCCAAAATGCTCCAAAGTGGGTTGGGTGAACTAATAAATCTGCAACAAACGTGCAGACACCTAAAATAATTGCTGGTGCATATTTATGTTGCATAAAACTTTGATACCAAGATTTCTTGGTTAGTGAGGCTAGAGTAGCTGCAATGATACCAGTAACATTAGCTTTCCAAAAATGGGTAAAGGTTAATGCTGACAAATCACCTTGAACCATCATTGGATAACAAACAGCAAATGCTTTTGCCCAGTTTTGATAGAACTCTGTATTCTTTATTTTATTTATTATTTGCATTTTGTTTCTTATATGCTTCTAGTTCTGTTTTTAAAATAATAACTTCTTTTTCTAATTTTATCACCTGTTCTTCTAATACTCTTATATCAGGGAATATGTATTTGTTTTGATTGGCTCTGAGGTTTTGTGTTTCTCTAAGGTTAAAATCTATTCTCTCAGTTGTGTGTGCATAACCCCAAACAGCTACAGCTATAACACCAATGATTTGTAAGAGATAGCTAAGTGATATATTTAAACTTGACTTATCATCAACCTTAGCTAATTCACTCATTTGCCTACGCCTTTAATTCTCTCAAAGCTCCTCATACCACCTAGTCCTAACATACCCATTAATACAGGTAACATAGTAGAAGTATCAGCTTGTGGCACATCAATGCCAAATGGTGCTAATAAAGGACTAATTAAAAAGTTGACTGCAAAACCTGCAACACATACCCATGCAGTAGCTGGTCTCCATGATGATTGAAACCAACTGCCCTTAGCTTCTTCTTTGTTTACTTCTATTTGTGCTTTTGCAATCTCATGGATATGTTTTTGAGACATGGTAGCAATTTCATGGGCAATTCTTTGTTTAGTGTCAGCATCAGGAATGAATTTATCTAGTAATTTGCTGACTGGTTGAATCAGTTTGTCTATCATAATTTTGTGTTTGTTAGATTAAGCCTCTAACTATAATGGTAATTAAAGATGCAACTATTGTTGTAAGACCGCCTAATAACCAAAGTCTCATACTGTTTATTGATGCTTGTAAATCATCAGTTTTTTTATAAATAGTTTTCCACCTTTCTTCGCACATTTTTTCATGGACTCTTAAATCTGAATGTACGTCATTAGCGGTCTTTCTAGGCATTATTCTTCCTCTACTACCTCGACTTCTTCATCTTCAGCTTTAATAGCTCTATCAAATGATTCAATAACTAGATTTTTATATTCATTAGTAATAACATAATCATCATAGAATTCTTGAAGTCTGTTTAGTTTTCTACCAGCAACATTTAACTTAGCAGCTAAAGCCATTTGTTCTTCGTTTAAATCAGAAGCTCTGTACTCCGTGCCATTATATGTAATTACTACTGGATTTTCTTCTTGCATTTTATTTTCTTCTTTACTCATTTAACTCTCCTATAAGTTATTTAAAATTTAATTATATACTAAAAAATATTATTCAGTCCAAATTGCACTAGCAATTGTTTGTACTAATTCATCTTCACCTGATACATCATCGCCATGATTAAAGTGCATGACTTTAGTAGCTGTTACAGGTAATTGCTCATCATCAGGATCATCAAACACATCGTTGTAAACTACCATTAAAGTAGGATATGTTGTTTCGCCTTCTTCCATTGCTGGTTGTGCTGGATATGTTTCAATCCTTTGTACTGTTCTTGTTAATGTTATTGCCATTTTTATTCTCCTAAATAAGACATTAATAAATCAGATTCAATTATATATGAATCCATCTTGTTTTGTGTTGCTGTAGTATCAACATCACCATCTGCATCTAATATGCATGGTATTTCGTATGTAGTTCCATCATCTTTAGTAGCTACATAAAACTTTATAAAATTATCTTTCTCTCTTTGTACTATTTGATAATTCATTATCTAAACCCTATTGTTACATAAACATGAGTAACACTAAATAAGGTACTGCCTAGATCCCAATATCTTATTCCTGTTTGTGTAGAATAACTTGCACTTGTTCTAGCTATAGTTGTGTAAGTTGTACCGCTTGTATTTTGTTGACCAACATATATATCAACATTACTCCACCCTGCATTACCTGTAGGAGTACCTGCTGTATCATAAACATAAAAATTAGTATTATTATTATTAACATGATAGAAACCCCATGTAGGGGTTGTGCTATACAAATCACATGAAGTATCGTTAGTTGAACCTACTTGGTTGCCGCCTATATTTGGTGCATAACCTACAAAAGATTGTCCAAAATAAGTAAATGAACCTATAGTTACTGTTGGAGACCAATCATATAAAGAAGCACCATAAAAATCAGATATAGAGATAGCACCTGACGATACACCTGCTAAACTTCTTAAATCAGTTTCACCCATAGATGATGTAGCTGTAGCACTCCTGCCTAACTCTAAATTAATTGACCTATCGGTTGTAGTTCCACCTATAGACATAGTTCCGCTACTTGCTAGAGTCATTGTCTAACCTCGCCTTTAGTTCGTCTATTTGTTGTTGTTGTTCTTTGATAGCTTCAATTAAATATCCAACCAAGTTGCCATAAGCTACTGACTTAGTACCCATTTCGTCATCTGCTGTCATTACTAATTCGGGTGCTATTTCTTCTATTTCTTGAGCAATAACACCACTGCCTTCAACACCATCTTTTATAAAACTAACGCCACGCATTTTTAATGCTTTTTTACCATCTAGTGTTTGTATATTAGTTTTTAATCGTTTGTCTGAATAGGCTGTTACGTTGCCTGAAGCTACATAGTCTCCTGTATTAGTTATATACCCTCTTACAGTAGAGGTTGTAGAACCTGACCTAAAGTTTAAATTTCCTGTAGTACCCCAATCTATATATAAACTTCCACCAGTGGCATGAAATCTTCCTCTATTACCTGAATCAGCTTGGTTACCTATCCACAAATTAGTTCCATAGGCAAGGTTAATATCACCTGTTAATGTTGCTTCAGCTATATTTACTAAGTTTCTTGAGGAATCTATTACTGTTGTTGAACCTACTAAAAGACCTCCAGTAGTTATGTTTAAACCTGAAGAATTATGCTCTGTAATTTTACGCCAAGTTCCTACAGAATCATTTGTATAAGTTGCTAATTGACCATCAGCGCTATCAAGTGCTGCATGAGGATTATTTCCTACTCCCCACCAAACACTGCACATTAAATTATGACCATCAAAGTAAACAGTTCTATAATTACTATTAGTACCTTTAAATACATTACTAAAAGCAGTCCCTGCAGGGGTGCTATCTCCATCAGCACTAAAAAATCCTTTATTGGCAATAATATTACCACCAGTTGTTACTGCCATAGCATCGTTTGATAAAGCTGTAGAATAAATATGATAATCTGCTGTAGATGCAATGCCGTTAGAGGTTCTTAATCCTGTATACCAATAGTTTGCCAGTCCGTTTTTGAAACGTATCATCTGCTCAAAGCTACCTGTACTTTCAATTCTTACATAGTTATTAGTTGGATTATTTACTGTAAGGTCGCCGTTTAATGAAATAGCACCACTAGAGATAGTTCCTGCAAAAGTAGCATTACCTGTAGTGTGGTCAAGTGTTACAGCATCTATAACACCTTCTTGAGTAATAAATAATTTACCATTTGAAGCTGAACTAAATCTCCAAGCTTTACCAGTACCCGATGTTGTGTTTGTTAGATACAGTAAAGGTGCTGTGCTTGATAAGGTTACATTACCACTACTAGTAATAGCACCACTATTAATAGTTCCTGCAAAGGTAGCGTTTCCACTTGAGTTGAAGAAAACTTTATTATTCATAAAGTCAACTCCATTTGCAGGCGTGTAATATTGCAAATATAACCTTGAAGAACTATTGTTAATAGCGTTTGCTCCAACAGTAATATTTCCACTTATTAAATTTGATGCTGTAACATTACCTGTAGCATTAATAGCACCACTAGAGATAGTTCCTATATTTGATAAATTACGAGCAGCATCCAAGATTTGTGTGCCATCCATTTTAATGTTGCCATTAAGAAAGTTGATACCTGATTTGCCGTAAGTAGTACCTGCACCATCTATTTCTATACCAGTATTCCACTTTAATTTTAGCTGTGAATAATTTGGAGAAGACCAAGTTCCTGATGTTCTATAAATTCCATACTCATTGCCTGTATGCCAAAAAATACCTTCATCAACAGAAGCGTTATGACCAACTGTTGCACCTGATTTAACTGTACCAAAACCCATTTTTGAAGTATCAGTAAGTTGTATGCTATCAAAGTTTGATGTACCACTACTGTCTATAGCCCCAC